GCGCGCAGGGCGTCGTCGGTCTCCATGACCGCCGGCGTGGGCGGGTCGCTGGTGTCGTCCGCCGGCGTGACGGTCAGGCGCGACACGTTCATCAGTGCGGACAGATGGTCGAGCGTGCTGCCGGTCGCATAGGCCAGCATCAGCCCGCGCGCGCCGTCGTTCCATTCGGCCATGCGCAGGGTGAGGCGGTACGCGACCGCCTCCGCCAGCTTCATCACCGGGTCGCTTTCGAGCACGGCCGACCAGTCCGGGTACCGGCCCTGGAATTCGGCCAGGATCGCCGCCAGCTCCGCCTCGAAATCCAGCACCTGGAGCACGTCGGGCGCGGGCAGGCGCGACAGGTCGATGACCGTAAAGCCGGTCATGCGGCGGCCCTCCCCGCCGGGATCTGGATGACGGCGGTCTCGCCGGTGGCGGTCAGGCGGCCGATCAGGGTGATCGCCACCGCGCCGTCGGCGCCGGCCGCGTCCAGGCGCAGGCGGTCGAGGCGATAGCGCGGCTCCCACCGCTCCAGCGCCGTGGCGACGGCGGCCGTGACGTCCACCAGCACGCGCTGACCGATGGGCGCGTCGATCAGATCCGGCACGCGCGAGCCATAGGTGCGGCGCATCACCCGACTGCCGACCGGCGTCAGCAGGATGTCGGCGATGGACTGGGACAGGTGCCCCAGCCCGTCCAGCGCCGCTCCGGTCCGCGCGTGCACGCCCAGCATGGGGTCAGCCCTCCTCGGCAGGAGCGCCGGCCCCGGCCCGGGCGCGGGTCTTCGCGCGCGGCGCCGGGGCCGGCGTGCCCTCGACCAGGGCGCCGGCGCGCAGATGCGCGGCCGCCTGCTTCGGGTGCAGCGACACGGCGGTGCCCTCGGGCACCATGCGCCCCAGGATGGCCAGCGGGCCGCGGATCACGGTGTAGGGGGCCGTCTCAGGCATCGTCCTCTCCTGTGCGGTAGTCCTCGGGAACCACGGTCCAGTCGTACGGGGCGTCGGGGTCGTAGCCGCCGCCGCCAAGGCATGCGGAGCCGTCGCCGACGGTGTCGGGGTGCTCCGGCGGCGCCGGCGGGGCGACGGCGCCGCACCAGGGCAGCCAGCCGTCGACGCGCGCCAGGCGGTAGGTGTAGCCGACGCCGCCGCCGTCCAGGCGCAGCAGGTCGGCGCCGTGCACCTCGACCCGGTCGCCCTCGACGCGGGCGGTCCCGCCGGCCGGCGGCGCGACCACGCGGACCCGTCCGCCGGGCGCGGCCTCCACGCGGACCTCGACGTCCGCCGACAGGGCGCGCACACGCAGGGCATGGGCGGCGCCGTCCCAGGCGATCTCGGCCCGGGCGGTGCCGTCGGCGGGGAAGATCAGGCGGTCGACCGCCAGCACGACCTCATCCGCCATGACCGCCCCCCTGGGCATCGGCGGCGTCGATGAGGGCCTCGCGATCCGACGGCCCCATGGGCGGCACCACGCAAGGCGCCGGGGGCCACACCCGCAGCCGGCTGTAGATCTCGTGTTCGGCGCGGATCGTGCCCATGACCTGAAGGTGGCCGGTGATGCAGACATTGCCGCGCAGGGTGATCTGGCCCTCGGCGTGGATGCTGACCTGGTTGGGCGCCGCCACCCGCAACACCCGGGCCACCCGGTCGTACTCGACCGTGGTGCCGTCGTCGTAGACCGTGCGATGCACCGTGGGCCGGTCGGCCGGCGCGGGATGGCGGGTCTGGTACAGGGCGGGCAGCGCCACGGCCTGGTCCAGTTCACCGCCGGGGGCCAGCACCACCACCTGTTCGCCGGGCTCCGGCGCCCACCAGGTGACGTCCGGGCCGGCACGGTGGGTGAGCCAGGGCAGCCAGGTGGTGACGTTGCCCAGGGTCTCGACCTTCACCCGGGCCGCCGGCGCGTCCAGCGCCACCACCCGGCCCAGGCGGACGATGTTGCCGAGGCGGCGCGACGTCTCCGCCTGTGTGAACCCGCGCTGTCCGCCCAGGGGATCAGCCATCGCCGATACCTCCCCACGTCACGGTCTCGCCGCCCGGGCCGCGTACGACGATCCCGGCCAGGGTACCGGGCCAGCTTTCGAAGTCCGACGTGCCCAGGCGGATGTCCTGGCGCCACTCGACACCCCACAGGACGATCCCGCGGCCGCGCGTGCTGGCATACAGGTTCTGGGCGCGGATGGTCCGGGCCGAGACCGGGTGGGTGTCGTCGCGTCCCCACACCTGGCCGGGCAGCAGCGTGACCAGGGTCCCGACCAGACCGGCGGCCAGCACGTCGCGGTCTGTCCGTCCCACGTCCGCCGCGACCACGAAGGCCCCCAGGCGCAGGGCATGGTCCACTTCGCCGGACGCCACCTCGGCCCCGGGGCCGATGCCCAGCAGCGCCACCAGGATGGCCGGCGCATGGGCGCCGTGGCGCTCCAGCTCGGCCGCGTCGAAGCGGCCGGGATGGCGCGCGCACTGCTTCAGGCCGGCGCCGAAATGCGCTTTGAGGCCGCTTTGAACGGCGTCCAGAAGACCGTTGAGGGGGTCCTGGTCACTCATGGAGCTTGCCCCTGATGAAGTCCTGGACGGCGGACAGCAGGTCCAGCTCGTCCTCGCCGGAGAGGCCCAGGTACGGGCGCTCCGGGATGGCCATGCCGACGGGCTCACCGCCGAACTGGTGAATGGCGGCGTAGACCAGGGGCGAGCCGACCAGCGCCACCTCGCCGCTGACCACGGTCTGCAGGCTGTCGATCAGGTGCCCCTCGGACACCAGCAGGCTCTGGTTGGCGTGCCGGGTCCTGGCGTAGGCCGGGCTCCATTCGGGCCACCGTTCGCCGTGCGGCCCTTGCTTCTCGTCGGACAGCCGGCGCCGCGCCGCGCTCTCGGCCACGCCGCCCATGATCTCCAGCGCCTCGCGCCGGTCGGCGGGACCGAAGCCCGAGAGGGCGTCCAGCACCGGCTGGAACCCGTCCATGGTCAGCTCGGCGGCGACCCCGACCATGGCTCAGACCCCCCTCAGGGTGTCGCGGGTGAAGTGGCGCGGCGGACCGGCCGTGACGACGGGGCGGGGCGGCGCGCCGGGGGCGGCGCCGGGCACGGCCTCGGCCGGCAGAGCGGCACGGCCGGACGACAGGTCGCGCAACAGGGCGTCGGCGCGGGCGGCCCGGGCCGTGATGTCCTCGGTCAGGTCGGCGGGATGGGTGCACAGGAGGCGCGCGGCCAGATCCACCGCCGCGCGGCGCAGGATGTCCGGCACAGTCACCAGCGGCAGGGCGTAGCGGGCACCCAGGTAGGCGTCGATCTGCCCGGCCGCCTCGTCCAGCGCCGCCTGAACCACCGCCGCGTCGGCGGCGCCGTCGCCGTCGCGATCGGCCACCCGGTCCAGCCAGTCCTGGCCGTGGGTGGCGATCAGATCGGTGGATGTCGCGTACGGCATGGATCTTCCTTTCTATCGCCCCTTCGGGGCTCCGCCGCTTCGCGGCGCCGGTCCGGTCGGACCGGCCGGCCCCTGACGGGGCCGGAAGACCCCTCTCAGGTGTGACGACCCGGCACGGTCGCGCCGGAAACTGCGCTGCCGATCTCGGGTCGGCCGGGGCCTCGCGACCCCGGCCGCCCTGCCACCGTGCGGCCGGTAGCGACCCTACTCCCCGGGCTCCCCGGCCGGCGCCCTCCGCCCGCCGGGATCGACACCCGGGTTTCGCGTGGCATCACTTCCCGGCCGGCGGCTTCTCTTTCGCCGGCGGCGCCTTGGGCGCAGGCGGAAGGTCAACGTGGCCGCGCCGCTCGTGGTGGGCGGCCTGGGTGGGGGTCAGCTCGACAGGATCGCCCGGGCGGTAGCGCTGGCCATCATGGCGCATGCGGGTCTTGACCAAGCGGGTCACGGTCTCGGTCATGGGTCAGGCTCCTCAGCTCGTTGCCACGACGTCTTCGAGGAAGAACCCGGCGTGCTTCGCGATCACCAGTTCGCGCACGGTCTCGCCGACGCGGACGTACTCGCCGCCGCGCAGGCCCATGTCGACCGGCTTGGTGCCGGACACGCGGGTGCCGAACTCGGCCGTGAGCCCCCAGGTCATGCCGCCGGCCTCGGGGCTGGCGGTCGGGTCGAGGTACAGGCCCGCCACATGCGGCCCCCACAGGTACGCCAGCTCGACGGCCTGGCCCGGGCGGTTGATGTTCACGCGGCCCTCGCCGACCACGACCTGTTGAATTTCCAGCAGCTCGGCCAGCTCGGCACGGCTGATCACACCTTCGGTCACCGGCTGGCCCTTGACGGCCTGCACCAGCTTCGGATGGCGCCGGATCGGCATCCACGCGGTCTGGCCGAACACCAGGTGCGTGGGGCGCACCAGGCAGGTGTTCAGCATGTCCATCAGGACCCCGTAGGGATCGCTGTTGGCATCGCTGAACTGATCGGTGCCGGACAGCACGTCCTTCAGGCTGGCATCGTAGTTGTCGGCGTCGAAGACCGTGTCGGCCGCGCGCTTCTCGCGGTCCAGGAGGATGATGTTGCTGGCCACCTCGGCGGCCTGTTTGCGCGGGTCGTGGCCGACGCGCTCGGCCTCGCGGATGGTGTCGGCGTCCAGCGGGACGGCGATGCCGAAATCCTCGCAATAGGCACTCTCGCGCGTCCCGCCAATCTCCAGGGTGCGGACCTGGGAGCGGCGCCCCACCCGGGTGTCCTGCGGGGTGTAGGACTGGCCCAGGGGATAGGACGTCCACTCGAACTTCAGCGCCCCGACCTTCGCACGCGGCAGGACCGTGTCCGCGATCAGGGTCCGCGCCGGGTTGCTGTAGGCGATCGCGATGGCGGTGAGGACCGGGTCCTCGGTGTACTGGGAGACGTCGTCGGCCATGGGTCAGGCTCCGTCAGGCGTGGGGTCAGGCGGCGCCCTGCATCAGGCCGGGCACGATGAGGATGCGGGTCAGGGCCTCGGCGGCGCCGGCCTCCAGCGCGATCCCGACGACGCGGGCATTGGCGCCGGTCGCGGGATCGGCCAGCACCGCCTTGCCGTCCGCGTCGGCGGTGATGGGGTCACCGAACGCGAAGGCGCCGCCGGCGGTGACCTGGGGCGCGCCGCCCATGACGACGTCCACACGGTCGCCGGCGGCCTCGGCCCCGCGCGGGCCGGTGGTGCCGATCAGCTTGTCGGTGTTGGCCGCGCCCTGCGCGACGGTGCCGTCCGTCGCTGTGGCGGCGACGATGCGAAAGGCCGCGATGACCCCGGCGGCGGTGAAGTTGAGGGTCAGGCCCATGTCCATGGATCAGCCCCCCTGCATCACGTGGGCGACGGCGTCGGACGTCGAGACGGTGATGCCCTTGCCGCGCATCTCGGCCTGGTACGCCTGGGCCTTCTGGGCCGCCGCCTGGGGCGTGATCCCGCCGGCGCCGGCCGGGCGCGTGGGCATGGTGACCGGCTTGGTGATGCCCGCCTTCTGGGCGGCGGCTACGACCTTGCGGAAGCGGTCCAGGCCCCCTTCGGCCTTGCACGCCGCGAGGTGATAATCCTTGTCCGCCGGCGGGACCTTGCCGGCCTGGATGGCGGCCTGCACCTCGGCCTCGATCACGGCCTCGTCGCGCTCGGCCATCGCCTTCTGGGCGGCGGCCAACTCGTCCTTGGTTTTCTGGTGATCGGCCTTGGACACGAACCGCTCGGGGTCTGGCGTCTCGGCCTTCTGCTGGGCGGCGGTGACGTCGCCTTTCAGTTTGTCCACCGCCGTGCACATGGCACTGACGGAGGCCGCCGGCGACAGCCCGAGGGCGTGGGCCAGCGGCGACAGATCGGGGGTGTGAGGTGTGGTGTCGGGGGACATGAGCTGGCGCTCCCACTGGATGTCACGAAGATCGGCGGCGCTCAGGCCGGCCACCGCGCGGCGCAGGGCGTCCACGTCGGCGGCACCGGCGCGGTTGAGGGCGGCGATGCCCAGGTTCGGGTCGGACGTGAGCGCGACCGACCGCACGCCGACGACGGCGCCGTCGGGGCGGTGCAGGATGACGGGCGAGAGGTAGCGGTATTCGCCGGCGGCGATCTGGGCGGCGGCGCGCGGCGTCCAGCGCGAGACGTGGCCCCACACCGCGCCGTCGCGGACTTCCAGGCGATCGATCCAACCGGCGGCCGGGGCGCCGCCGTCGGCGCCGGCACGTTCGGACCCGTGCTCCCAGTCGATGATCATGTCGGCCTTATTGACCGACCGGCGCCGGTCGAACTCGGCCACGATGGCCTGGGGATCGGCGACGATGTAGGGGCCGCGCCCGTCATGGCCGCGCAGCTCGCGGCCGGCGGGCAGCACCTGGATCCAGTCGGGCACGGCCGGCGCGGCGGCGTCCCCGGCCTGCGGGGCCGGCACGGCGAGCGCGGCCAGAGCGGCCGGGGTATGGGTGGGCGATGTCTCCATGACAGGGGTTTTGCCCGATCTGGCCGACACCAATCCGCCTGAAGGGCTTCAGGTGAGTTTTGTCTTGTCGCTCGGCCCGCGGCCTCGCGGGGCTCCGGCCCTTCGGGCCACCGGCGTGGTCGCGCCGGTTAGAAGCGCCGTGCTGGATGGGGGCGCCCAACCGGGCCGACCGGCCCGGCGCCGCGCAGCGGCGGAGCCCCGAAGGGGCGATCCAAAATTAAGAGACCAATAAGAGGCTTTAAGAGGGGGTAGCGTGCGCGCCTCGGCGGCACCCGGCCTCACAGGCCGGACCCGCGCTCCCGCGCGCCCTGGGGCGTCTGCGGGGGCGGTGTCATCGGGGCCGGACTGTGCTATATATAAGGAGGGCGCGCGCGACACGGTGAAGCTCCCAGCCGTAGCACGGGGCCGTCAGGCGCCGGAGCGCGATGTGGGGGACCGGGGAGTCCCCACCGCGCGCCCATCTCCACCTCAGTCTGGCCAGCGCCCCCAGACCACGCGGCCCTTTCGCCAGCGCGCCATGTCGTCGGCGCTGGCATAACGCGCGCTGGTGACGAAGGGGATGCCGCTCTTCGTCACCTTCACGACCACCACCCACGGCGCCTCTTCGGCCGGCCGCACGAACACGAAGCTGCCGCGGCTGTCGACGATCACGTCGGCGCCATGGACGCGCTCCGGCAGGACGCGGTAGTCGATCTGCCCCAGCTCCGGGTGATGGCGGTGCTGCTTGGCCAGGGTCTCGCCCGACAGATTGACCACCGGGCTCCGCGCGCCCATCGCCGCGGCCATGTCGTCGGCCAGGCGTGCGATCGGGTGGGCGCGGCCGGGCATGGGGTGTTCGACGAGCTGCTGCAGCGACGGACCGCGCGCCAGGTCGTGGCACGCCGCCTGGGCGATGCGCGCCGGCAGGGCCGCGAGGCGGCCGTGCAGGGCATCGTCCAGGGCGCGGGCGCGCAGCGGCCCGCCCGACCGTGCCCAGGCCGGGTCCACCGCCTCGGGAAGGGTCATGCGCTGGCCGGTCACCCTGTGGCGCACCGTCCGGGACGGCAGGGACACGCTGTTCGGCACGGTCAGGCCGCGCCGCCGCGCCTCGGCGGCCGTGATCTGGCGCAGCCGGCACTTGCAACCCCAGCCGTTGGGCGGCATCAGGGTGTCCCACGCCGGGTGATCCACCGCCAGCGTCAGGCCCTTGAGTTGCACATGCTCCGGCCGGTGTTCCTTCGACGGCCCCAGCTCGTAGGTGAAGAACGGCAGCCCGGCCTTGGTCCTCTGCGCCCGCTGGTACTGCCCGGCCGCCCGCGCCGCCCGCATGTTGCTGTCGTAGATGACCTTCAGGCGCCAGGGCTGGCGCAGGTCCACGGTGCCGACCTCGCCGGTGCGCGGGTCGACCACCTCCCTGCGTGCCCACCAGCCCCGGGCGCGCAGGGTGGGTTCCAGGTCCTTCGCCCAGCGGCCGTACGGCGTCCCCGCATCCAGCGCCTCCGCCAGACTGGTGTGCAGGTCTCGCAGAATGTCCAGGTCCATGATGCGCGCACTCATGAACCCGAAGGCGTGTTCCTCCGGGAGCACCTCGTCATAGTCCCAGCGCGGCATCAGGCCCTTGGCCCGCATGAACTCGGCCACGTCGGGCGACAGCAGGTGCCCGAAGCGATGCCCGGGCCGATCGGGCAGCGGCTCCTGGCGTGGGCGGCGCGCCATCAGGCGTCCCCGTCCGGATCTGGGTCCGGATCGGGCGCGTCGCCGAGGGCGCGGGCCAGCAGGGTGGAGCGCGCCAGCCGATCGGCCAGGGCCTGGCTGTCCAGCCCGCCGCCCTCGACCAGGCGCGCCAGGCGCTCGATCAGGTCATCCGGATCGTCGGCGTCGGCGGCCGCGTCCAGCACGGCGGAGACGCTGGGCGCCATCACCTCCCAGTCGTCATGGTCCATGGCTTCGGCGATGGCCGCATAGCCCGCCTCGACCGGGTCGGCCTCGGCGGTGTCCGTCGCCGCCTGCGGGGCGGCGCGCTGCGGCGCCGGGGCGGGATCGGTGGCATCGCCGGCTGGGGCCGGAGCGCCCAGCACCTCGTCGTCGTCCTCGGGCTCGGCCCATCCCAGGCGCTCGCGGATGTCGGCGACCCGGAACCGCATCCCCAGTGGCACCAGGGCCTGCACCTGGTTGACCGCGGCCGTCGTATCCTCCGGGGCCGTGATCGGCCAGGAGAGCCACGGATAGGCGTCCTGCGGCCCGAAGTTCAGATCGACGGCCACGCGCACCAGGTCACGGTTCACCGAGTTGGCCAGCGCCGCCGCGTCCGCCTGGGCGACGTCGATCTGCACGCCACGATGCACCTGGGCCTGGGCCAGGGACGAGCCGTCATCCGTTGTCATCGTCTGGCCGACGACGGCTTTGCTGATTTGCTCGTCGAGATACCGTGCGAAGCGCTCGAACAGGTCCGCGCCACCGCGTCCCTCCGAGATGCCCTGAAACTCGATCCGCATACTCTCCGGCAGCACGGCAGCCGCATCGGTGCCGATGCCGGCGACGGCCGCCACCAGCGTGTCAATGTCCTTCTGGGTCGCGGATTGGCCGTACCGCCCCAGCCGGAGCGGCAGACCATACACTTCGGAAAACGCCGCCCAGTCCTTGACGCTATAGCTCTTGAACAGGACCGACCATGCCACGAGACGCGCCAGACCGCCGCGCACCGGCAGACCGCTCTTGATACCGGATGTGTGGACGATGAACTTGCCCGGCGGCAGGTCCTCGCCGTGCGGCTGCCCGTCTTCGGCCAACCTCAGAGCCGTGCGGGTCTCGTCCCAGACGAAATACCGGGGATCGCGCCAGGGGCATGCGATCGGTGTCCAGTGTTTGCCGGTCTGCCAGAGGATCTCGCAAACGGCGTAGCCCTTACCGAGCGCGTCGAGAAGATCCACCACCATCTCGCCCCACCATGGCCGGTCGATCAGGTGAGCGCGCACGAAATCCGCGATCTCTCCCGCGCGCGGACTGTCGTCGCCCGGGGTCACAATGGGTTCGACGCCCGCCACCGCCCGCTTGCGCGTGCCCAGGACCGCCGCATAGTGCGGGTCGCGCTCCTCCATCTCCTCCGCGAGGGTCAGATAGTCGGCGGTGCCCCCCTCCGTGGCGCGCTTCAGGATCGTGGCCAGCCGCTCCGGCGTCAGGCCGGTGGCGACGGTGCCCGAGAACGGCCGCCGCACGCCGGTCACCGCCGGCGCTGCCACCGCCTGTGTCAGCGTGCGACGCTCGATCGGGCGCCCGTCGGGGCCAAGGAGCTGAGGTGTCCGCGCCATGGGTGGGGGTCCCTAGTATGATCCTCGCCGCGCGCGGAGCCCGGACGTCAGGCGCACCTGGCGCGTCGTCTGCTCCGGCCGGACGGGGATGTAGGCATAGGGCTGGTGCGGGCTGCCGGCGGCATGGACGGCCAGGAACCCGGCCCACGCCCGGTCCGCGTGGCCGGTGCTGTCGCTCTCGGCCACGAAGCGCGGCGTGCCGGTCGGACCGGTGACCTTCTTCAGCTTGTGCAGGTCCGCGCGCAGGACCGGGTCTCCGGCCGGAACGCGAATGCGCCGATCCTCGAAGGCTTCCTTCCCGACCGTCGCCAGCATCAGCTTGTTGGCGCTTGTGAACAGTATGCCCTCGACGCGGTCACTGCCGTAGCGACGCCGTGCATCCTCCACCGGTTTTTCGCCCATGCCGGTCTGGTCCATGCACACGCGGACCACGCGGTAGCGTTGGAACAGATCATCCAGCACGGCGTCCTGGTCCGCGAACGACGCCCGCTTAAGCGTCACGATCTCCCGCGTCCACAGCACGTCGCCCACGGCTTCCAGGACCCACGCCACCCACAGGTCATTGCGGGCGGCGATGTCGTTCCCGACGCAGCACGGCCCGCCCTGATACCCCGCCGGGTCGCCGGCAGCCGGATGCTCGACGGCGCCGATCAGGTCGTAGGAGAGCCAGGCGCTGGCCTCGTCCAGCCATTGCAGCTCGTATTCCTGCGCCCAGGCATCATCGTCGGCCAGGGCCTCGCGCAGGGCGTCGACGTCCCGGGGCAGACCCTCCGCGACGGCACGGTGGATGTCCACGACATGGCGGGACCACCGATCGTCCGAACCGGTGACCAGGTCGAAGAACTTGTTGCCCTTGCCGTTCGGCGTGCTCACCACGCGCAGCTTGTAGCCGTTGGAGATGACCGGGAACAGCGCCGCCCAGATCCGCCGGCTGTCGGCGTGGAACGCGAACTCGTCCAGGAAGACGTTGGCACTGAACCCGCGCGCGGTGTCCGGATTGGCCGGCAAGGCCGTGACGCGCGACCCACCGGGGAACGAGACCTCCAGCGCGTTGCACCGCACCTCCTGGCCCTGCCACTCGTACTCCCGGAACACTGGCTCGATTTCCAGGACGGCCCTGAACAGCGCCTGATAGGCCCGGCAGAACGGCTTGATCGCCTCGTCCATGGCCTCCTTGGCCTGCCGCTCGCCGCGCGACAGGATCACCCACCGCGTGCGCCGCCCCTCGGCCTCGGCCGCGAACACGTCGTCGACCAGTTCCAGGCAGGTGGTGAAGGTTTTGCCGGTCTGGCGGGCGAACATGCCGATCTTGAAGCGGCTGCGATCGTCAAACCAGGCGCGCTGGTAAGGGTAGAGCGTGAGGGCGGGCACGGGCGCGGGTGCGTCGGCCATCACGCCACCCCGAGATGCTGACGCACCATGTCCAGCGCCTCGCGCATGGTGACGGTCCGGTCCATGTCCTCGGCGGGCCGGTCCTGCGCCAGGCGGTCGACGGTCTCAGCGGCGAGCTTACGGGCGCGCACCTCGACCTTCTCTTCGAAGTCCTGGTCGTATCGGGCGGCCTTGGCCAGTTCGGACAGGCCCTTGCCCAGCATCATGACCTCTTTGGGGTCCAGGCCAGCTTCGCCAACATCCGTCTGAGACAGGAACCGCAACACCAGGTCGCGCGTGGTCTCGACCAGGAGGCGACCCTGGCGACCTTGCGTCGCCGCCTCGCCCAGGTCAGCGGCCAGCCCTTCCGTGATCGCGCGCGTCTCTCTCAGGCGCGCGGCGAGCGCGGCTTGGCGTTGGGCCGCCCGTCCGACGGCCGACCGGCTGATCTCATAGCCGCGCTGATCGAGCCATTCCGTCAACTCATCAATAGTCCACCGGCCGGTGCCCAGCAGGCGGCGGAACTCCGCCCGATCCTCGTCGGAGAGCTGAGTGTCGATGCTGGACTTCCGGCCCATCAGCGCACGTCCTGGGGATGGGCAATGCCGGGCAGGATGGTTTGGGCGCGGACCACCTCGGCGCCCAGGTGGGTCAGTCGCGCCACCCAATACTGGCCCAGGTCCTCAATCTCGACGCACCGGGCGTCCCGCAGCCAAGCGAGCAGCATCCGGACTTGATCCAGCCCGAGATGATGGCCCCGCGTGGCCAGCACCGTGATCACCATGCCATCGTTGAGGTTGCGGGACGGCTCTTCCATGAGCGCCCGCAGGATCAGCAGCCGCCGTTCCTTGGCGGCCTCTTCTCGCGTGTCGATCACTGCCCACCCTCCCGATAATGCGTGCGGTCCAGCAGCTCCAACTTGCGGAGCGCGATGTCCATGCTGCCGGTCAGGCCGGAGACCTGCGCCTGCACCGCGTGTGTCAGATCGTTGCCCTTGCTGATCCGGTCGTGGATGAGCTGGAGGTCATCGTGCGACGGCCCGCGCTTCAGGGTCTCCTCGACCCGCACGATCCGCACGGCGTGACCGTCCACCCGGTCGTCGAGGGCGACGATGCGCCGGTGGTTGTCCGTGCCCTGTTGGCGCACGCCCAGCCAGATCAGGGCCGCCACGGTCCCGATCTTCCAGGCGATATCCACCCATGTGCTGATCGCGACCCAGTCCACGTCACACCCCCGTGCGGTGGCGGCGCGCCTGGCGCACCTCGTGGGCGGCCTCGCAGCCGGCGCAGCGGATGGCACCGGGCCGCGCCTGGCGCCGGGCCGGCGGGATCGGCTGGCCGCAGCCGGCGCAGGCGGTCGCCGGCGTGGCTGTGGTGGGGGCCGGGCGGGCCACACGGCGCCGGGCGACGATGGCCGCGCGCTCGGCCTCGATGCGCTCGGTCACGATGTCCACGATGTCCGTCACGCGCGGCGCTCCCCCACGATGGACAGCACGCGCCAGCCGCGCGACAGGGACATGCGTGGCGCCGGCAGCCGGATCGCCGGCCCCGGGTGGCACAGACCGGGCAGCGGCGGCCACAGCGGCGCCGGATCGCCATCGACGACATAGCGCCGCACCGGGCAGCCGATGGCGGCGGCGGCCTCGGCGTCGAGGGCCTTCGGCGCGCCGAAAGTGACCACCTCCGCCACCCCGTACAGGCCCAGGCAGGCGCTCTGCCGCCACCACAGGCGCGCCGCCAGCAGCGTGGCCAGGGCGCCGCCCATGGAGTGCCCGGTCACCGCCACCGGATGCCCGGTGCGCCGGATGCTCAGCGCCACACGATCCAGGATGCGGTCGAGCTGTCGGCTGTACCCGGTATGCGCCCGCCCGGGGCCGGCCCAGGGCGAGGGGATGCCCAGATTGGCGGCCACGTCGCGCCACTGCCAGTGGCTCACCTCGGTCCCGCGCAGGGCCACCACGATCCGCGCACGATCCGCGTCCAGGGCGATGACGGCCTCCGAGCCGCCCCACGCGATCCACTGGCGCACCTCGCACCCGAGCGCCCGGATCGCCGCCTCGCGCGTCGGGCGGTCGCGCTCGTAGACCGCGCTGCACAGCCCGGCGAGGACGGCGTCGCCGGCGACATGCGCGGGGGTCATGGCCCGGCCTCCGGCGCGCCGCCGGGCGCGGCGGGCGGGGTTCCCGCCGCCCAGGTATCCGGGCAGGCGATCAGCGGCGCGCCCCGGGTGAGGGCATCGCGGGCCAGGACCTTGCCGGCGTCCGAGACCCCGGCGCAGTACAGCGTGGCGGCGCCCATCACGGCGCCCGGGATGGCCGCCGGCAGGCAGCCGGACAGCGCGAGGGCGAGGCCGGCGGCGATCGGGATGTGATACCAGCCGACGCATGAACAGACTTCATGCGTCGGTTGGCCGGTGCGACGGCACCGGCGCCGCGAAGCGGCGGAGGCGATTGAGTGGACGAGTCCGGTCAATCGCCGATCAGTATGAGACAGGCGCATGGTCAGCTCTCCATGGATCGGACGACGACGCCGACGGGGCCGCACCACCAGATCGCTTCGCCGGGGCCGTCGCCGGCGGTCCAGCCGAGGCGCCAGTGCCAGGGGCGCAGACAGACGGCGATGTTCGTGATGCGCATGTCAGCCTCCCAGCCAGACGAGGTTGCGGTCCCCGTGGACCGTGACGGTCTGGGCGCGCGGCGCCCACGCGAGCACCACGGCCAGCGCCACCACCGCCACCAGGATCATGAGCGGGCGCATCAGTCCTCCTCCGGCCAGAAGGCGGCGCGGCGCATCCAGCCGGTCTCGAAGACCCGGAACGCCGACCGCATGCGGACCAGCCCGGCGTAGTAGCCGGCCTGGAGGCCGCACAGGGCGAGGCGCAGGCGCGCGGTGGGGATGCTGTCGAGGGCCTGGGCGGTGCGCGGCCCCAGCAGGCCGTCGACGGCGACGGCGTGGCCGCACAGGCCGCAGGCGCGCTGGGCCAGGGCGACGGCCCGGCCGGCACCCATGTTCACCGCCATGTCCATGATCTTGATCGCCGCCGGCCCCTGGTGGATCAGGCCGAGGCGATGGCGCTCCCACCAGTGCTCCCGGTAGTAGGTCGCGGCGTCCTCGGGGGTCAGCGCGCGGACGTCGGCGGCATCCACGTCGCCGTCGCCGTCGAGGTCCCAATCCAGACAGCCATCGCCATCCAGGTCGCCCTGCGCCCGCAACGTGCGCAGGCTCATCCCGTACTTGGTGGCCCCGCCGGGGTCGGCGGCATGGTCCACATAGCCGCCCTCATGGCGCAGCAGGTAATGCAGCGCCTCGGGGAAATGGTCGTGGGGCTGGATGGCGGACACGGCGGGACCTCCCTCACGTGTGTGGAGCGTGAGGGGAGGATGCGCCGATCAGGCGCACGGGTCCGCCTGAAGCGGTTCAGGTGGGGTGGCCCCGGCGCGACCGCGCCGGCGCCGCGAAGCGGCGGAGGCCCGCAGGGCCGAGAAAGAAAACTACGTACAGAACAGGTCGAGCTGGCGGTCGTCCACGCGACCGTCCCGTTCCCGCGCCAGCGCCAGATAGACGGTGCGCTCCGTGATGCCTAGCACCTGGGCGATGTCCTGGATCGGCCGGCCGTCGGCGCGCAGCGCCACGATGCGGGCCTGGCGCTGGCGGCTCAGCCAGCCGGCCATGCGCGGCACGGTGACCTCCAGGCCGTGGCGGTCGCGCAGGCGGCGCGCCACCACGGCCGCCACCTCCACCGGCACGCCCAGCGCATGGTGCAGGTCCGACCCGGCGACCCGCGACGGCGCCGGCACCGTGACCTCCAACCCGCCCAGGGTGTGCACCAGGCGCAGCATGGCTTCCTCGCCTGCCACCTCGACCACCGGCAGCAGCACGGCCGGGATCGGGCCGTAGCGCGCGCGCAGCGCGGTGAGGGTCGGCGGGCGGGCCATCAGGTGCGCCCCTTCAGCCAGTGCGACAGGGGGGGCTCGATGCCGCCGGCGTCCATGGCGGCGCGCAGGGCGCGACCGCGCGCGGCCAGCAGGCGGTCCAGGTCGTCGTCCGGTCGGCCCATCAGGGCGTGCGTCTCCGCGTCGACCCCCAGCGCGTCCAGGCGCCGCGCCTGTTCCCAGGCCACCCGGACCTTGGGATGCGCGCCCAGGTTCTGTCCGAGGACATGGATCGGCGTGTCTGGCCGCCCCAGCGCCGGCGCGACGCGAGCGAGCCAGCCGCGCAGGCCCCGGATGACCCGGTCCAGATGGTCGCCGTCCAGCCATTCCAGGCGCGCGACGCCCTGGCCGCCCTGGCCCCGCGCGCCCTTGGTCATGCGGATCGCGTAGGCTTCAAGAGCCGCTTCAGAGGCGTCCGAGACCTCCCCCAGAACCCACAGATCCAGCCACAGGGCGCGCGCCTTGGCGAGCGGCGCCGGGCCTTTCGCGACCGGTCGGGCGCGGCGGGACGGGGTCCTTAGCTTGTGTCCGTTTAGATGGTCCAGAACGGCCATGAGCTGGCGCACCGTCATGTCGGCGCAGCTCTCGGCGCCGCCGTGCGTGCGCAGCATCGCCCGGTATGCCTCGCCCTCCAGCCCGTGCGCCTTCGCCGCCGCGTGCACGGCGGCGATCATGCGCTTGCGGTCGGGGGCGCGGCGGGCGGTGCTCACGGCTCGGCCCTCCCTTCGACGCGCACCACATGGGTGGCGGTGATGGCCACCGTATCGCCCGTCTGAGCGCGACAGCGCCAGACCAGGCGCACCGTCACCCGCCCGTCCTGGCGCAGGTATGGCCGCACGGTCGGAGCGAGCCGGAATCCATCGGCCAGCAGGGTGGCGTGCAGGGTCGGGTCCAGCCGCTCGGCCAAGTCCGCCGCGTCGTGCGGCGGCAGGTGGCGGCCGGGCCGGGGTCGGCGGCGGCGGCTCATGACGCGGTGTCCTCTCGACCCGTCCAGTACCGGCAGGCCGGGGTGTCGGTAGCGGCCGGCTGGACCTGCGACAGCGCCAGGTGGGCCATGCGCGCGGCCTCGGCGCAGCGCCCCCAGCCCACATCGCCGGGGATCGGATGCCAGTGTGCGCACAGGCTGCACTGTGAGGCCGGCCCCTGCCCGGGGATGTGCGCATAGGCGATGTGGGATCGGGCCATGCTCTCCTCCTACCAGTCGGTCAGATCGTCGATGGAGATCCCGCGCAGGCGGGCGATGGCGCCCACCAGGGCCTCGTGTGTGCCGCCGCAGGCGAGATAGGCCCGCACCAGGGCCTCGGCGTCCGGCGGGCCGTCGGGCGACGCGGGGGCCTCCCGCGCCCGCTCCGGCGCCAGCACCGTCAGCGCCCGGCGCCACGCCGCCCGCGCGCGGCGCTGCACGGCCGTGCCCTGCCGTCGCACCAGCGGCTCGACGCTCAAGACCAGGTCAAGCAGGGCGGCGCGGGCGTCCATGGGGTCACGTCCTCGTCACGGCGGCCCACAGGCCGAACGCGGACACAATGCTGGCCAGCCAGAGCGACCAGAACGCCTGAGCGGACATGGCATGGCGGCGGCCGATCTCGACGGCCACCAGCAGGGCCAGCAGCGCGACCGCGCCGGCGACTATGCGGCATGCGATCATCAGCGCGGCCGTCATGACCCGGGTCCTTCGATCAGCCCGGTGGTGCCGCCGGACAGGCCATCGCGCAGGGCGACCCCGGCACCGGCGCGCATGCCGGCGCGTACGGCGGTATCGTTCCGACCGCGATACGCGGGCGGGGGCGCGGCATTCCCCATCGGCCCCATGGCCTTCTCGGCCGATGCCTGGGCGGCATCCAGCGCGGCCTGGTCGGGTCGCCCGAAGTGCCGCACCAGGGCGACTTGCAGACGCGCGACCATTCCGTGGCGGAACGCCTCACAGGCCCGGCGGCGGGGCTTGCCATTCTTCTTGCGGCGGTACTCCGGCGTCCGCCGGTACTCTTCCACGGCCGCCTCGACGGTGCGGCGCAAGTACACGTGCAGGTACACGGCGATGGTCGGCCCCGGCATCCGCCCGTGGTAGATGCGTGCAGCGCCGTCCCAGGTCGTGCGGTGGATGCAGCAGCAGCCGGTCACCGCCGCCAGCGTGCCCCACAGGGCATCCAGCGCCGTCGCCCTCACCGTGCCCTCGACCGTCTCCGAGCCCATGACCAGGTCGTCCGGCTCCAGCCCGTGGGCGCTCATCAGGCGCGCGGCCGTCGCGGCCGCCGCGTCGTGCGGCGGCAGGTGGCGGCCGGGCCGGGGTCGGCGGCGGCGGCTCATGACGCGGTGTCCTCGCGACCGGTCCAGTACCGGCAGGC